AATGTATAGTGATAGCTTACTTTGTAATCCATGCTTTAAAGATCAATTTAATAAACTAACAATAACAGAAAAAAAGGAGTGGTCGTTTTATGAGAATAAAGACTAATACAACAATAGAAGAAATTAACCAAAGTATATCTAACCTAATTGCTCAATGGGGAGTTACACCAGAAGATAACGAGATTATCTTTCATAAGATAGTAGGTTTGCAGATTAAAAAAATAAGGTTTATGCGTGGCAAAACTTTGACTAGATTAGGTAATGCACTTGGAGTTACATTTCAACAGATTCAAAAATACGAGGCTGGTAAGAACTCAACTCCACATTTGAAACTAAAAAAAATATGTGAATATCTATCGGTATCAATAGATTACTTTACCAAACCAATGGATGATGCTAACTTAGAATTAACAAAGAGAGGAAAAATCAATAATGTCTATCACTTTAATAACCGACATGTTGCTAGATAAAAGAATAGCTGAAATTAAAAAACAAGCTAAAAATAATAAATATGCTTATGAGTATTATATTGATGAATATTATTCATTGATTGATCTTAAAGCTAAAATCAAAGGAGAGAAAAATGACAACAATAACTACTGAGCATGGTCATCAGATAGAGTTTAACGAAGAAAAGCATGTCTATATCCATAACAACGAATATGTTGTGGGTATGAGTACAATTCTTGGAAAACTTGCTAGTCCACAATTAGAAAATTGGAAGATAAGCAATATGGTTAATGCTATTAAAAAAGAAATGGAAAGACAAGAAATTCCATTAGATAAAATAGAATCTATTGTTTTAAATGCTAAGACCAATGCAAAAAAACAAGGAGATAACATTCTTAATATAGGCTCTATGGTTCATAAATATTGTGAGATGTGGCTTAAAGGAGAAAAATTTACTGACCCAAGCGACCCTGTAGTTAAAGGGTGCTTTGATAAGTTTAAAAGATTTTGGACAAAGCATAAGTTAAAAATGGTGGAGTCCGAAAAGATTTTATACTCTGAACGAGGATTTTGTGGAACTTTAGATTTAATTGCTAAAGACCCTGAAAATAATCTTTGGCTCATAGATATAAAAACTTCTAAGGGTTTGTTTTTGAATATGGTACACCAATTACATGGTTACTCACTTGCCTATACAGAGCAAACAGGAAAGAAGATCAATAAGATGTATATAGTCCGACTTCCAAAAGATAGTGGAGATTTCGAGGCTAGACATATCTTATATAAAAAGGAACACTTAAAAGCATTTCTTGGATTATTAAGTTGTCATAAATCCGAGTTATTGTTCAATGAGTCAGTACGAAAATATAATCAACTAAAAAAAGGAAAAACAAATGTATCAAAAAAGTAAATTCGATCTCCCGTTCTGTGGGCTTCAAGCAAGACTATTTTCGACCGGAAATGCCAGTCCAAAGTATGAATATAGTGGAGAGGCTAGTAAAGTTAAATTTACTTGTAGTTTAACTAAAAAAAAATACAGCTTATCGCAAGTCAATGATTGGTTTAACACACCAGAAGTTCAAAAATATGTTAAAGCTGGATATGTGTTAAAATATATGACTAAGACACAGGAAATGCAGAATCCACCTCAATATGCTAAAAGCAATTTAGAGCAAATATTTTGTTTGGTTATGGTTAAACCATACAAACCAAGAACTGATAATGTAGATGGATTGAAACCTATATCTCAAGCCATGCCAACTTATGCTACACAGTTTGCACCTGATAATGCAAAGCCTGTAGAACAATCTGATATGGATGATGAAATACCATTTTAATGACTAAATTATCTAACACACAAGAACAACTTATTAGCGATTTCTATAACTTAAAAAAAGATTTCGCTATTAAGTTAGAGGAGATACAAGCATTATACATGGAATGTAAAAACTATTCTAAAAAGATTGATAAGTTGGAAGAAGAAAAAAGACAACTACAAGCTAAAATTAGAGAACTTAAAAAAGAGGCTAAAGAAAATTTATTACACCCATGATAATACTTGGAAAACCAATACATAGAAAATTTAACAAGTTGATTTTTTTATTATTAACATTTATTTTATTAGGAGTCTTATATGCAATTATCTGAACAGTTATTTAAAAAATTATCTGATGCTTCTAACGATTGGGCTGAAGCTGAAAAGAAAGTTATTATTTTAGAAGAAGGTAAAAAAGCTACATTTAGCAAACTTGTTTTAAAACATAAGAAGTTAGTAAAAACAATCGCAGAGGCAGAGTACCATGCTCGTAGCGATAAAGAATATCAAGATATTATAGAACAATATTCAGAGGCATCTATGAACTTAATTAAATGTAGATACCACTATAATAATATTGATAAGTATGTAAGTTTAAAACAATCAGAGTTAAAAAGAGATTTAGCTTTGAATAGTAAAGTTTAACAAATTCTATAAATATAGTACTGTATTTATAGACAGAGCCACTAGCGAGAGTTGGTGGCTTGTTAAAAAGTTTTTGGGTGTTTCATGTGGGTTTTTATAAATGTTTCCCACTTTGCTCTTTGCACCCAAAATAGTTAGAGTGGATTTGACTCCCCTTACCACTTTAACATTGAAGCTGGGGTAGGCAATAACTGGTTCTGCTTACCCTAGTTTCTAGTAATCTCTAAATCTTTTAAATTAGTTTTTTCTGTGATTGGAGTTTCTGAATATTGATAATCTACAACTTCAACATCTTCGTGTCGTTCAAGTTCATATAGAGCATTTAAAAGTTTTGGTTTGTTAGGTGCAGTATCTACAAATCTAAAACAAACAAAATGGTTATAATCTTTCCATCTTGATGATATTTCAAATTCTACATCTACAATAATTGCGTCTATGTCCATTAGATCATATTAGCGATTTTTAGATTTTATGAAATGCTATTTTTTAGCAGTAAATTTCTTGACAGTATTTACACCAAAAGATGCACCAACTATTGTAAGAATTATTATCCAAAAGTAATCACTAGCATATTCAAGTATTTCCCAGCCTCTTAGCATAGTTTCTTGAAATTGTGGTACAAAATGAAATACAAATATTAAACTAAATACAACAACTAACCATTCATCTTTAAAACTATTTTCTTGTTGTCTTATTTGTTCTACTGATACTGTTTTAACAGCCTCTATTTCTTTAGCTTTAATAATTTTATCTTTTTCTAATTTATGCTGAATTGCACCAATAGTTTTATTAGCGATTATCTTTGTTAGTGGATTTGATAATAATTTAAGCCAGATCATAAATAAGTATTAGCAGTTAAAATAATTAGTGCTGACCAGTATAGCACAAGGAAAGAATAAATTAAATATAGGAATTTCATTGACTCCTAATATTACTTATTTTTTATTTTTCAATAATTCTTTTGCTAATTCGCAATAATGGATAATCTTATTCCATTTCTCAGTAGGGTCTTCTCCAGCTTTATTTCGGAGTGCGTATTTTATTATATTACCTTGTATGAAATCAAGGTTATTTTGGACAATAAACTCGATTGGCTGTATCTTATAGGCTTTATAATGATTGCCACCTATTTGTTTATCTATGGCTCTCTGCGTGGCTCTACGAGGCTTTAAACGGCTTTTTTTAGACAATTTTACCTATCCAATCGCCTTTTTTATCTAAAACCATAGGAAGTAGTCTTGGAATACCATTTATGATAATTCCACATCCTATAATAAATCTAGTTCTAAAGTTTTTAGCATAATTAAATGCCATAGATTTTTGATCTATTAAACATCCTACATTCATTCCAAAAAATAGATTATCAGGATTAGCCCACCAAGATATTACAAACTTCGTATGATAATGTCCTTGTACTGCTGACATACCCATAGTTTGAGAAACTTTTAAAACATCTGCTGATCTACCATGTGTAAAAAAACATCTTTGACCATTAGACATTGTTAAAGTTAAATCATCTACCCATTTCCATTTCTTAGTTTCTAAGAAATCTCCATAATCTTTTAAATAGGCTCTAGGCAATCCATGTTTTAATGCTCGTCTATAAATCATAGATGAATGGTTAGAATCTACTTCTATAAGTTTAGGAAATACATTTTCTAATTCTTTTACATATTCTTTTGCTTTATCAAGTTCATGTCCAGCAGAATAAAGTTCTGGCGAGGAATCGTGAAAACTTAGTGCGTGTTGGTCTAATAAATCTCCGATTGAAATAGTAGTGTCAGGCTTAAATTCTTTTTTAATTTCTTTTAAAAATTTAATTGAGTCTTTGTGTTGATATGGCAAGTGCATATCACTTATGACCAAAATTCTTTTATGATTCATACAAGTATTTGTTGTATATTATTTTGATAAAAAGTAAAGCACCTGAGCAATAAACAATAAAGCTACAGCACCTACTCCATACATAATTAAATTAGTTAAACTATCAAATTTATTATCAATCTTATCGTTAATTTTTTCTATATCTTCGTGCATGTGTTTTAAGTGATTATTCTGAATTGTATGAATAGATTTTTTAAGACCTGTTACATGACCATATAAGGCAACAATGTGTTCTCCTGTAGTCTTAGGTCTTTTAGTCATTAATCTACTGCACTTATATTTATTTCGCCACTTCCACCACCATGATGAAGAAAAGCTATTTTTTCTCCTGACTTAAATGCAAATACTTCTACATGATCTGCTGGTAATAAAATATCTTCTTCTGTTGCAGTTGGATTAGCACCAAATTTAATATGACAATGAGTTGTTGTTGCAATTCTAACTAAACCACTTCCTGTTATAATAGCACTAGATTGTGCTGATGAACTTCCAACATCATGTGTTTCTGGTGCAAAATCAGGGTCTATTCTTGTATAATTTGAGATCATATTACTTTAATATCAGATATTATCTAAATTTCAATAAAGTTAAGTTTCCCCTCATCATGCCATCTTTTAATCCAATATTCGTCTTTTTCCATTTCATGTGAGGGATATGAAAATTTATTAGATACTTGGTGTACTTCTCTTGTGTATTTATTGCAAGTTTCAAAGAAATTATAACCTGTAATATGAAGATCGCATTTAATATTGTTTAATATCCAATACACAGAAACTAATCCTGTTGTAGGTCTATGATAATCTAATTCTTGTTGCATTTTTGTATATTCTTCCAAGTTCCATAACCAAGCATGAGGTTTATATAAATCAGGCATTCGTTCCATTCGTTTGCCACCTTTTTCAGCATTAAGTCTTATGATGTTTTTAAATTCTGGGTAATATCCTAGTCTATCGTAAAGAAATTTATGTGCTTGATTAACTAAATTATTAACCCAAACATCACAGGGTTTATCTAATATGCCTAAGTTTAATCTTATAATACAATCGTATTCTGAATAGTTAGGTTCAGTTTTTAAATCTGCGTTGCCAATAAGTAGTATTTTTTTATTTGATAGATATTCAAATGGGTCAAACATTAGGAATACATTACAGTATATCTAGTATAATCTTTTAATTTATCGTTCCACCATTCCTCAGGTTTTACAGTTGCGTGTGCGTTCATTCCATTAGGTAATATTTCTCTAGCTTTTCTTGTGCAGATAGTTAAGAAAACCCATTGGTCAGAATAGTTAAATATATCTTTAATAACTTCATCAACATGATCTTCTGGGATATGTTCTAATACATCTGTTGAAATAACTAAATCAAATCTAGTATCAGGCT